AACATCATTGATATTTGACGATCGATAAATCTGTAGTTATTGCCTTTCTCGGGTTTATAAAGACTAAGCCTCGGCATATTACTTCTCCTTGAGTGTTATCATATTTATCGTAAGATAAATATAGTAGGAGAACTATTATGTCTGACGAAACCACATCATTGATAGAAAGAAATAAAGTATTTGAATATGTAAGCACTATGTTAGGTGCGGGAATGATTGATTTGGACCTCGACCCAATTCATTACGAAACTGCATTAGATAGAGCGTTAACTCGCTTTAGACAACGCAGTCCGAATGCAGTAGAAGAAAGTTATAGCTTTTTAGAACTAGTACAAGATCAAAACGATTACAGATTACCTGATGAAATTATAGAAGTACAAAGCGTATTTAGACGTGCTATTGGGTCACGGTCTGGTATGGGTGCAGGCGGTACATTATTTGAACCATTTAACTTAGCATACACTAACACATATATGATGAGTGGTAGTATGATGGGCGGACTTGCAACTTACGAATTATTTGCAGGATATCAAAAATTAGTTGGTAAAATGTTTGGTAGTTATATTGAATTCAAATGGAAACCACAAAGCCATATCTTAACAATCTTACAACGACCATTTGCACAAGGTGAACAGATTTTAATTAAGTCACACAATTATCGTCCTGACTTTGTATTACTAACTGACATCTATGCTAAACAATGGTTGCGTGATTACACACTTGCTACATGTAAAATTATGCTAGGAGAAGCACGTAGTTTGTTTTCAACTATTGCAGGACCAGGTGGCGGTATTACTCTAAACGGTAATGACATGAAATCTGCAGGTAAAGAAGAGCTTATTGCGCTTGACAAAGAACTTGAAACTTATATTTCTGGCGGAACTGGTTATACTTTTGTGATTGGCTGATTTGACATTCTTCTAAAATTAGTGTATAATATATTTTTTTTAGGAGAATAATATGTTTTTACAAAACATGTTTTTACAAAACAAATATACGAATTGGTATTTTTCTATAATTAAGAAACGACAAGAGTCTCCGGCAACTGTGGCAATTGAAAACCATCATATTATACCTGAAAGTTTTTATAAAAAAAGAAAACGAAAAGGCCCAGCAGGATGGTTAGACGGAAATCCTGATGCATTAGAAAATATAGTTGCTCTTACTGGTCGAGAACATTTTATATGTCATCGTCTTCTTACTAAAATGGTAGACGGAGTACCAAAAGCAAAAATGGTCCATGCTCTATCTTTTATGTTATCGATAAACAATACATCTAAAACTTATAGAATTACATCTAGGGTATATCAATCATTAAGATCATTAATGGCAGATATTATGAAAGAAGAATGGACTATAAAACGACGACAAGATCGTTCAAAATTAATGAAAGGTAGTCTTAATCATTTTTATGGAAAACAACACTCGGACGAAACTAAAGAAAAAATGCGAAATCGCATAGTATCAGAAAGTACTAAATTATTAATTTCAAAAACCCAAAAAGACCGATACACGCGTAGTCCTGGTACATTTTTAGGAAAGCATCATACAGAAGAAACTAAAGAAAAACTTCGGCAACAGCATTTAGGTCGCAAAGATTCGGATGAAACTAAACTTAAAAAATCGATAGCTGGAAAAAATAAACCATCAACTTCTATCGAAGCTCGTCGTAAGATAAGTGAAAAAAATAAAGGGAAAAATCGATCAGGAATATTGAATGGATTTTATGGTAAAACCCATTCTGCAGATCAACGTCAGAGAAAAAGTAACGAAAAACAAAACGCACCTAAACAGATATGTGAATTTTGTAATAAATTAATAGATCCAATGAATTATGGGAGATGGCATGGTCAAAAATGTAAATACAAATAAATTAGTAGGAATCGTAGGAAACATAGGTGAAGGCAAAGACACTATTGCAGATTACTTAGTTAATCAACATAACTTTAAACGTGAAAGTTTTGCAGGTACATTAAAAGATGCAGTTTCTGCTGTGTTTGGATGGGACAGAACATTGCTTGAAGGACAAACTACCGAGTCAAGAGAATGGCGTGAACAAGTTGATCAATGGTGGGCAGATAAATTAAATATTCCAAACTTAACCCCTCGTTATGTATTGCAGCAATGGGGTACAGAAGTATGTAGAAGAAGTTTTCATGACGCTATTTGGGTTGCAAGTTTAGAAAATAAACTAAGAAATATAACCACCAATGTTGTTATTAGTGATTGTAGATTTCCAAATGAATTTGCAGCTATTAAAAATGCAGGCGGTATCATTGTTCGTGTAAAGCGCGGTCCGGACCCAGAGTGGCATACACATGCACAAGGTGCATTAGCTGGTAAAATAGAAGACATATTGATCTTAAAAGAATTTGGAATACACGAAAGTGAATGGGCATGGTACGGGTTAACTGTAGACTACACGATAGACAACAACAGCACACTTGATGCATTATACGCAAAAATAACGGAAATAATTAAGATATAACGCCATAAAATTACATTTTCCTATAAATACAGTTAGAACTTGTATATATGGAGATTATAATATGGCTCAAACACTCAGTTCACCAGGGGTAAGCGTTTCAATCACCGATGAAAGTGCATACACTGCCGCACCTGCTGGTACAATCCCTTTAATTTTTGTTGCCTCTGCTTCAAATAAATTAACAGATGCTGGAACAGGAATTGCTCCAGGAACCTTAGCAGAAAATGACGGTAAAGTATATCTACTTACTGGTCAAAAAGATTTATTAGACACATTTGGTACACCAGTTTTTAAAACTGATTCAAATAATAATGCACAACATGCTCACGAACAAAATGAGTATGGATTACAAGCTGCTTACAGTTATTTAGGTGTAGCAAACCGCGCGTATGTAGCTCGTGCAAGTATTGACATGTCACAATTAGTTGGCACAACTGTTATTCCAGCAGGAATTCCAGAAGACGGTACATTTTGGTTAGACACTAGCAGTTCAAAATGGGGTATTTTTGAATGGGATAGTCGTCCATCATCAGGTACTGGATCAGCACTAACTGGACAAACTTTTGTTAACAAAATTCCAACTGTAATTACAGAATCTACTGATGTAGACGGATCTACTCCAAAATCAAGTGTTGGAGCTCCGGGATCTTATGCAATTGTTGCAGTAACTAGTCTTATGAAATTATGGTATAAAAGACCAGGCATTGGTATCAATATTCCTCCGGTATGGGTTGAAGTCGGTACTGCAGAATGGGCTGCTAGTTTTCCAGCTGTTTCTAGTACTGCAGTAGTAGATGATACAGATATTTCTATTGCTGACGAACTTGTTATTACTGCAGGCGATTTATTACCACAAACAACTACTAACAAAACAACATTAGCTGCAATTGTAGATGACATTAATAATAACGTTGTACTTAACGGTGTAGTTTCTGCTCGTGCAGTTAACAGCAAATTATACTTGTATTCAACCGGTGTTAACATTAGTTTAGATGGAACTAACTCTACTGCATTTGCTAGTTTGAATTTAAGAAATGACAACACAGGAACACCTGCTGCGTCAGTATTTTATGCACCAGCATTATCTATTGCACCACATACTGCAGTTCCGGATTTTAAAATTAAAACAAATAATAGACCGTCTGGATCAGTTTGGATTAAAACAACTCCAATTAATAAAGGTACTGATCTAATGATCAGTGTTTATAAACAGGCAGCTAAATCATGGATTCCAAAAACTGTTTCAGTATATCCAAATAACGCTAGCGCATTAAACGGGTTAGATTCGTCAGGCGGCGGGTTAAACATTGTTGGTAATACAGTTTATGCTAAAACTAATGATGCAGAACTTACACCAACTTCTGCATCATTTAAGTTGTATCGTAGAAGTAATACAACCGCTACTATAATCGAATCTGTTGAAATTAAAAGAACGACATTTGCTCCAAGCAACAGTGCAACTTTTAGATTAAGTGAAAGTGTTCCTGGATCTAATTCGTTAATTACAAGAACCGTAGTAATTGGTACTATTGCGTCGGATGCAACGGTTCAAACTATTATTGATGCAATTCTTTTTGGAATTAACAATGTTAGTCAAGGTGCAACAACTAATGTTACTGCATATCAAGTAGGAAGTAAAATTGCTATTAAACATGCAACAGGTGGTGAAATTGAATTTGCACAAACAGGTACAACACCTAATAACATTGTTACTAAGTTGTTTGGTAATCCATCTACACCGTCTGGGTTGGCAAATTCGTCATTAAACTTCTATGCTCATCCAGGTGGCAACACTACAATTACTATAGGTGGTACACCTACCGTTTATAATAGATTTGTTGCTACACTCTGGACCGAATATACATCAGATAGATTATCATCATTTGCTCATTTAACTCCTAAAGAACCAGTTAGTGGCCCATCAGAAGGACAATTGTGGTTTGATTCTAAAGTTGAAGACGTTGATCTTATGTTCTTAGATATTGTTGATGGAACACCTACATGGGTGGCATTTAACAATTACAACTCAGGAGGTATATTAAAAAATCCAAAAGGACCATTTGTTTCTGCAACAAAACCAAAATTACAATCAGATGGTGGTGCATTAGCCGAAGGTGATATTTGGGTTGACATGTCAGATTTAAACAACTATCCAAAAATTTACAGATATATTGATTTTGATAAACAATGGGAATTAATGGATACTACTGATCATACTACTGAAAATGGTATTATTTTTGCTGATGCAAGATGGAGTACTAATGGCGGACCTGACATGGGTTTATTATCAGATATGTTAGGTGGTTTTTCAGAAGGCGGTGATTTAACATTTGCACAAGCACAGGCATTAAACGATGCTGCTAACTTTGTAGATTTTGATGCACCAAATCCTGCATTATATGCAAAAGGTATGCTGTTATGGAATTTACGTAGAAGTGGTAATAACGTTAAAAAATATCGTAAAACATATATTAATCCATTACACCGTAACACACGCCGTAATGACGAAGTAATGAATGAAACTAATGGTTATACTACAACTTCTCGTTGGGTAACTGAATCAGGAAACCAAAGCAACGGTATTGGTTCATTTGGTTATAAAGCACAACGTAAGGTTGTTATTCAGTCATTACAAGCATTGGTTAACACTAATTTTCAAGTTCGTGATACAGAACAACGTGTATTTAATTTACTTGCTGCTCCTGGGTATCCTGAGTTAGTTGGAGAATTAAGAGTGTTAAACTCAGATCGTGGCCTTACTGCATTTATTATTGCTGATAGTCCTGCTCGTTTAGCACCTAACGCAACTGATATTAGCAACTGGGGACATAATGCTAAGTTAGCAACAGAAGATAACGATGACGGTTTAGTTAGTGCTGATCCATATGTAGCGTTTTTCTATCCCTGGGGTATGGCAAGCGACAACAAAGGATTAAATGTTGTACTTCCTCCATCGCATATGATGTTAACAACAATTGCATTAAACGATCAAAAATCTTATCCGTGGTTTGCGCCAGCTGGAACTAGCAGAGGTGCTATTACTAACATTAGTTCAACTGGTTATGTTACAAGCTCTGGTAAATATCAAACAATTGCATTAAACAACGGGTTGCGCGATACATTGGCCGATATTAAAGTTAATCCAATTACTTACCTTGATGGACAAGGGATTGTTAACTTTGGTCAATATACACGTTCGCCTAACGCATCATCTTTAGATCGTATTAACGTTGCTCGGTTGGTAGTATTTTTGCGTAGACAGCTTGAAAGAGCAACTAGATCATACTTATTTGAACCAAATGATCCAAGAACACGGTCTGAAGCTAAAAAAGCAGTTGAAGCAATCTTTACTGATGTTATGTCTAAACGAGGAATTATGGATTTCGCAGTCCAATGTGACGGACAAAATAATACGCCAGATAGAATTGATCGTAGTGAACTATGGATTGATGTTGCAATTCAACCAATGAAGGCAGTAGAATTTATTTATATTCCATTGCGTTTGAGAAATACCGGCGAATCATTAAAATAAGGAGAAAACAATGGCAGAGACAGACACACCACCGGGCATTACATCGTTAACTAATTTTTCAGTTCCGATAGATAAGGACGCTACAAATGAGGCAATGTTAATGCCTAAATTGAAATATCGCTTTAGAGTGTTATTTTCAAATTTTGGTATTACTGATGCAGATACAGGATTACAATTAACTAAACAAATTGTTGAAGCAAATCGTCCAACAGTTAAATTTGCTGATCAAAAAATTGATGTATATAACAGTACAATTCATTATGCAGGCAAAGCTAATTGGGATCCAATTTCAATTAAATTACGTGACGATTCAACAGGTGTAGTTAACAAACTTGTTGGTCAACAAAACCAAAAACAATTTGATTTCTATGAACAAAGTTCAGCTGCAGCAGCAGGCGATTATAAGTTTAATATGACAATTCAAATGTTAGATGGCGGAAACGCAGGAACATTCTCCATTGGAGACGGATCTGTAAATATTTTAGAAACATGGGAATGTGTTGGATGTTATATTGTATCGTCTACATTTGGACAATTACAATATTCAGATCAAGGTACTGGTATGACAATCGATTTATCAATTCAACCTGACAACTGTATTCAAACAGCCGGCGGTGGCATTGGAAGTACAGAAACCGGTGCTTCTAGAATTAGTTATGCTCCTGATTCAGCCGGTGGAACAGCAACTATTAAAAGTACTACAGAGTAGTTACTACTACAGAGTAGTTCAATTAAAAAAAGCCCGTTTTATACGGGCTTTTTTTTGACTGCTGTATAAAACTCTCCACTTTATTAAAAAGATAAATATATGTATGTCATTTACACCTACTTCAGAATTACAATCAGATCCAATAACTATCCTCAGATGCCGGCAACATGCGTCTAGGATTTTTGCTGACGATCAATTTAGATTATTACCAAAAACTAAATTTTTATTTCATGTGTCCTTTAATATCGATTGGGATGTAGTTAACCCAGTTCCGAAATCAGACCCAATTAAAGGATTAGTAGAAACACTTCAAGATGAAATTAATTTATTAGTTAAAGGCGTTAATTTACCTTCATATTCAGTACAACACGAAGTACTAAATCAGTATAATAGAAAAAAAGTAGTTCAATATCAACATAAGTATAATGATATTGATATTGCATTCCACGATGACAACATGGGTCTTGTAAATCAAATGTGGCAATTATATTACAAATATTATTACGCTGATCCTACAGTTTCTGTTAAAGATTCTGCATATATAAAAAATGCAACATTAAACTCAAGTTATATTACGTCACCGTATGGGTACAATGGTCGTAAGAAACCATTTTTTAAAGATATTATGATTTTTCAAATGTCAAGAAAAGAATTTGTAAGTTATAAATTAATCAACCCGGTAATTACATCATGGACAGGTGGGAAATTAGGTTATCACGAAACCGCATCTCACGAATTTGATATGAAAATAGCATACGAAGCAGTGTCGTTTAATACCGGATGGGTTAATCATATCGATGATGGTAACAAATCCGAGATGGATAATTTTGGTGCATTATCTCCACTATACGATCTTACACTCTCGCCGTTATCAAACATAGATCCAAATAAAGATATAAACAGTATACCAGAAGGGTCGCATTCATTTGCAAAAGCATGGTTTGGTTCTACCGATCCGTCAACACCAAGTAACCTTAATTCAACTGATGGTGATAAAATTACATCTAAATCTGCAGCTGGAAGTACTAAGCAACTAGCCTATAATTCGTTACTTGCATCACAACAGGCAGCTAGCGGTGTACAAGATATTTCGCTTCCGGTAGGACAATTTAATGCTAATTCATCCGCAGCAACGCAATCTAAAATGAAAACCACAACTGTTAGCACTGCTGATACTACTACTAATCCCCCTACATATACAGGTCGATAAAGGAAATTTATGAATTCAAATTTACCACAGACATCATCAAATGCAGCCGAAATTAAACAATTCTTTGACAAGTATTATGTTAATACAGTTACCTTTCCATCAAATGATATTGATGCAACGGTTGGATTTTTTCAGAGACGTGGCTTTGATTTATCAAGTGCAAGAACAGTTGCTATCGTACTATTAAATCAAGCTAAAGCTGATAATATACCAGTATTTGAATTATTAGATACCCTTAAAGTTGTGCCTACTATGCAGTTATCATCAGTTGTTGCACAAATTTTAAATGCATATAGAGAAAAAACAAGTTTAATTGGTTATCGAGTTAAGGGCACCAATAGCGCGTATGAAAAAAGAAATATATTAGTATGAGCAGCCGTAAATTTGCAAAAGGAAAATATAACATAGTTAATCCTGGGAAATATGTAGGAACTAAAGTTCCGTATTACAGAAGTTCGTGGGAGTGGAACTTTATGAACATGTGCGATACTAATCCCGGTATTCAAAAATGGGCAAGTGAAGCAATAACTATTCCGTATAGAGATCCACTAACTAATCGCAACACCATTTACCTTCCTGATTTTTTTATTCAATATGTAGATAAGAATAATCATATACATAATGAAGTAATTGAAATAAAACCTGCAAGTCAGCATATATTAGAACGTGTTGGTAAGAACAAATATAATCAAGCACAGTTTATTAAAAATCAAGCTAAATGGGCAGCAGCTAATGCATACTGCAAACAAAATGGATTAGTATTTAGGGTTATAAATGAGGATGATATTTTTCACAACGGCGGTAAACAACGTAAATAGTATATTACACAAGGATAACCTATGACGCGTAAGTTAGAAGAATTATTAAATTTACCAGAAAGTAAAACTATTATAAAAGAATCAGAAGCACAACTACCGCTACCTCCTGTTCCTACACCGTTATTTAGAGACATAGCTGAATTTGATAAAATATCAGCAGCTCTGCCACAAGTAAAAGGTCTAGGAGACATTAGTGATACAGAGTTTGATGCTCTAGCGCAGCGTGCAACTGATGCATATGACGACTTAATGGATTTAGGAATGAACGTTGAAGCTAGATATAGCGGACGTGTGTTTGAAGTTGCTGCTAGTATGTTAAAGAATGCAATTGATGCCAAATCCGCTAAAATAGATAAGAAACTTAAAATGATTGAACTTCAAATTAAAAAACAAAAATTAGATAATGATGCACATCCGGAAGATACTAGCGTTAATATTCAAGGCGATGGCTTTATCGTAACCGATCGTAACAGTTTGATCGAAAAATTAAAGAATATGAAATAAATATATTATCAAGGATACATTATGAAATCATTTAAACAACATTTACTCGAATCAAAACAATCTTATGAATTTAAAGTTAAACTTGCTGGAGAACCTTCAGATGAGCAACTTGATAAATTTAAAGGATCGTTAGATAGATTTGTAGTGGAATTATTCCAAAGAAGTACACGTACACCGATTCAGGAAACACAACTCGATTTTCCTGAACACAAAAATATCAGTGTTACAACATATGATATTATATTAACTTATCCTGCAACAAGTTTTCAAGTAAGACAACTTGCAGCTGAATCATTGGGGTTAAGCGAATGCTGTGTTAAAGTTCGCAATCTTAAAGAACAAGAAGAGCAAGAACTCAATCACAAAAATGATGAAAAATCAGGTGAAGCATTATTAGGTAAAGATTATGAAAAAGAAAATAATCAACATTTAGCAGGGCAATCAAATGTAATGTCACTGTTAAAAGAACTTGGTAAAGTTAAACATCAAGGCGAACAATATAAAGGCGTTAACGATCAATTATTAGCAAAAAAAGCACCTGTTGAAAAAGCAGCAAAAGTTACTTCTAAATATGATAAATCAATCGGAACTACTAGTGCAATTGGATCTAAACAAGTTACACTGCCAACTGCTAAATTAGGGAAATTTTAATGGACTTTAAAGAATTATTGCAAACTATGCAACACATTGACGAAGGAACTGAACCTTCAATTGATGAATGCAGCGAAGAAATGCCTGCAGCTATTATCCAAGGCGGACATCCTCCTGACGAGTCATTAAACATGAATCTTACTATTAACAGTAAAGGTGCAGATGGTATTCGTGAATTAATAGATGTATTAAAAGGTATCGGTAGTGATACAAGCAGTGAACCGACTCATTCGCATCACGACGACAAAAAACTACTCGGTAATGATGAAGCAGACATTGTCATTGGTGATAGTTTTGGCAATTCTAAACAAGGCGACAACGGTTCGCACGTTAATAATCTAGATTCAATGTTTCCAGTTGGTGACGATATGTTTAGTAAAGGCGGAGAAGCACCTAAACAAGCAGGCGGTGGCAACCCGTGGAACATTCGTCACGAATCACTAGTTAATCATCTTGCGTCATTATATGAAGATGTTAAAGAGCGTACACAAAAAAAAAGATAATCGAAGCACATGATCCTATTTTAAATGCCGAAGTATTAATTGATCATAAACGATGGGCAATTTTTAAAGGTGGACCAAAAGGTAGTTCTGAATTAAAAGCTGCAGAACAACGTGCAATGACTGAAGGCAAAAAGTACAAAGATTGGCGAGCAGGACACGGATACGGGGTAGTTGTACACTATGCCCATACTACTGATAAGCCGATGAAACCACAATACGATTAACTCACAAAGCGGACATTATGTCCGCTTTTTTTTGTAAATACATAATACAAAAAAAGGATTACATATGGGAAAATCGTTAGACGGTGTCCTTACAAAAAAAGCACATAAAACTGAAAAATTTAGTGAACAGCAAATTAACGATATATTGTTGTGTTCTGATCCTGAAGACGGGTATCTGTATTTCTCAAGATACTTTTTTCATATTCAACATTCAGTAAAAGGTAAGCTGTTATTTAAACCGTTTGATTATCAGGTTAATTTGTTAAACTGCTATCATGCACATCGTTTTAATATTAATATGTTACCGCGCCAAAGTGGTAAAACTACTTGTGCATCTGCATACTTATTATGGTTTGCAATGTTTCATCCAGATCAAACTATTCTAATTGCAGCGCACAAATATACAGGTGCCCAAGAGATTATGCAACGTATACGATATGGGTACGAACTTTGCCCAGACTTTATACGTGCCGGTGTAGTAAGTTACAATAAAGGATCTATGGAGTTTGATAACGGTTCGCGTATTGTAAGCCAGACTACTACAGGTACAACCGGGCGGGGTATGTCTATTTCGTTATTATATTGCGATGAGTTTGCTTTTTTGCAACCTAACATTGCTGAAGAGTTTTGGACTTCTATATCACCTACACTAGCAACTGGTGGACGTTGTATTATTACATCTACACCAAACAGTGACGAAGATCAATTTGCTACTATATGGAAAGAAAGCCAGCAATATTTTGACGAGTTTGGAAATGAAAAGGCAGATAAGATCGGAATTAACGGATTTGCTGGATTCCGGTCTGACTGGTGGGATCATCCAGATCGTGACGATGCATGGAAACAAGAAGAGCTTGGTCGTATAGGTGAGGAAAAATTTAGACGTGAATACGGTTGTATTGTGCATGATTCAGTTGTAACTGTTAAATGGCCAT